TTATCGACGCACGAGCGCTCCCCGCCGCGTCGCGTCAAACGCGATCGGCTGTGGATCGGTAAAGGCGGGAACGCTCGCCGGCGCGCGGAGTGCGGTCGGACGGACGATGCGCAGCGTCGCACCGGCGAGCGGTAATCGACTACTGTCGTCTGAGTTCATCTGCACTCCTGTCGGTTGCGGGTAATCGGCACGGGCGATCGGTAGCCGCGCACGCACGAAGGCGCGCGGCCGGACGGCACGCGAACGGAAAACGCACGCGGCTGGCGCCGCGCGCAACACGAACGCACACGCGCGACGGCGCGTCGCGTGCATTCGACAACATCGAAAAATTCGGCGGGGAATCTGGCCGGTCAGGCCGGAAGGACGCCGCATCCTGCTTCCCGGGATGCGGCAGAAGACGAGGCTCTGCGCGTTTTCCTCAGGCAGCAGTCAAGTTGGTCGAGCACCAACTACAACTCGCATCGGTGTTCACAGAACACTCCATGTAATTAGACGGGGGCGATGGTAAAGGCTCGTCGTGCGAAGCGTCAACCTTTTTGTCAGGTGTTATTTCGAGAAACGGAATGGGTCGATGAGCGATCGCCGGGCCGCCGGCCGCCGGAAAAAAACAAACCGCGCGCACGCCATGTCGGCATGCGCGCGGCTGCGTCGAGGCAGGGCACCGGTTACTGGTTGGCTGCCGCGACGGCGATCCCTGCATCGAGAATGCCCGAGCCCGCCGGCATCGCGGTGCACGACGTGCCGGCCGCCAGCTTCGCCGCGCGCGTGCCGCCTTGCAACTTCTGCTGGATCTGCGCGGGCGTGAGGTTGCCGTTTACCGCGAGCATCAGCGCGGCGACACCCGTCACCTGCGGCGTCGCGAGGCTGGTGCCGCTCGCCGGGCCGTAGGTGTCGCCGCCCGGCGTCGTCGTGCCGCTGTTGGCCGTCGACAGGATGTTGACGCCCGGCGCGCTCAGCGTGATGTTGGCGCCGAAGTTGCTGAACGATGCGCGGCGGCCGGTCGCGTCGGTGGCGCCGACGCTGATCACGCCGCGGCAGTTCGCGGGCTGGTCGAGCCCGGTCGACAGGCCGTCGTTGCCGGCGGCGACGACGACGGTCACGCCCTTCGCGTTCACGTCGTCGATCGCCTGCTGGAACGTCGTGCTGCACGCGCCGACGCCGCCGAGGCTCAGGTTGATGATTTTCGCGGGCGTCGGGTTCGTCGGTACGCCGGTGACGGGAATGCCGGCCGCCCAGCGCATCGCGTCGGCGATGTCGCTCGTCACGCCGCCGCACTTGCCGAGCACGCGCACCGGCAGGATCCGGCCGAGCCACGACACGCCGGCGATGCCGATGCCGTTGTTGGCGGTGGCGCCGATCACGCCCATCACGCGCGTGCCGTGCCAGCTGCTGGCGCTCGGTTCGCTCTCGCAGTGATAGAACGGGCCGCTCGCGTTGTCGAGTTCCTGCTGCGTGACCCAGTCGCCCGGGTCGGCCGCGTCGGGGCCGCGCGACACGCCGTTGTTGCTGGTGTTGACGTTGGTGATGAAGCTGTAGCCGGGCAGCAGGTTGCCGACGAGGTCGGGGTGCGGCCGATAGCCGGTGTCGAGCACGGCCGTGACGACGGTCGGCGAACCCTTGGTCGTGGTCCATGCGGGCGGCAGGTCGATGCCGGCGGTCGGGTCGGACATATACCACTGCTGGCTGTAGCTGGGGTCGCTCGGCGTGTCGCGGATCTTCATCGGGTGATCCGGTTCCGCGTAGTCGACGTCGGCGTCGGCGGCGAATGTCTGCGCGAGCGCCGTCGCGTCGGCGGCCGCGACACGCTGGCCGAGCGACAGCACGGCAGCGCCGTTCGAGATCGTTCGCTCGACCTGCACGTTCAGCGGCGTCTGCGTCGTCGAGGCCGCATACGCACGTGCGGCGCCGGTCGCCGTCGGCGCCGTCCAGCGCGTCATCGAACGCTGGATCACCGCATCGAGCCGCGTGCCGTCGTCGATGGCCGCCATCGCACGCGTGGCCGTCAGCGTCTTCAGCTTGACGATCAGGTGGTCGACCGGCGGCTCGTCGGGCGTGGTCTGGGCGGCCATCTGCACGGCGGCTTGCTGGGTCGTGCAGGCGTTGCTGCCGGACGTGGTGGGCGGGGCCGTCGGGGCGGGCGCGGGGGCCGGCGTCGGGGCGGGGGCCGGTGCTGCGTTGGTCGGCGACGGGTTGCTGCCGTCGCCGCCTCCGCCGCCGCAGCCGGCGAGGGGCAGGAGGGCGGCGGCAGACAACATGCCGGCGAGCATGCGCGCATGAGCGGAACGCGCCAGCGCGAAATTGAAACGTTTGGCTTTCATGTTGAAAGTCGATCCTCGTATAGAACCGTCGTGCCGGCGGTGTGCCCGGTCCGGCAAAACCGGACCTTGTCGTTTTTTGTCTGGTGGTCGCGGCGGGGTTGCTGCGACGCGCCATGCACTGGGTAACGGCCGCTGTGGCGGCTTCTTGAGTATGTTTTGTGTGAAAAAAGAGCAAGACGCAAACGATTACGTTGCGGCATTGCAGCATGAACGCGCGTTTGGAACGGATGGCACAGAAGATGGGGGCGAGCCCGCAAGCGGCCGGTCGGGCGAAACGCGCGGGCGCGCGCGTTTTTGCGCGCCACGGAAAACGGCTGCCCGCGGCGTAGCCGCAGTTAGCCTCAGTTAGCCGCAGCGGAGTGCGCCTGACGCTTTCCCTGATACGGGGCGAATTTTGTCGGGCGTACGATCGCGACTCGATCAACGTTTCGTCAGGAGAAAAGCATGGATCGCCGCTTCCGTTTGCTGGCTGTCGCGCTGTCCTGTGCGCTGGCGGGCGCCGCGCATGCGCAGGCGCTCACCGGTACGCTGAAGAAGATCAAGGACACGGGCATCGTGTCGCTGGGCATTCGCGAATCGTCGGTGCCGTTTTCGTATTCGGACAACCAGCAGAAGAACATCGGCTACTCGCGGGACATCGCGTCGCGCATCATCGACCAGTTGAAGACGGAACTGAACCTGCCGAACCTCACGGTGAAGGAGATTCCGATCACGTCGCAGAACCGGATTCCGCTGCTGCAGAACGGGACGATCGATTTCGAATGCGGATCGACGACGAACACGCTCGAGCGGCAGAAGCAGGCCGCGTTCTCGAACAGCATTTTTCTCTATGGAATACGCTCGTCGTCTTATCGACTTATACGACGGCCTTCTGCGGCCATCGTCCAAAATTATTCAAAAGATCGTCAAAAACTAAATACCGTTTGAGATCTTGATTTCGGTCCAGTCTTGCCCTCTGGAGTCGCGATAGACGGCCGTCATGGCTGCCGACTTGTGGCCCAGCAGAGACTGTGCGAAGTCTTTCCCGTATTGATCCGAGTAGAGCCGAGCGGCAAGCGACCGAAGCTCGTGGAACGTGGGTGGAGTGCGCCCTTTCTCCGTCTCGATCTTCGCTGCGTTCCTTGCCACTTTGAATGCTTGACTGAGTGTTCCAGGTGCTGCTGGCGCCCCCGGCTTCGCCTTTGAAATGGCATGCGAAAAGTGGATCAGATGTTTCGACACCACTCTATCGCGGCACTTCTTCACCACGTCTCCCAGAACCAACCCGGCTGCGGGGAGGGCCAAGGTCAAGGGAATGCAGAGCTTGGGCCTGTTCGGTCCGCGCCCCTTGGTCTGCTCGACCCATAAGAAGCCGTCGTGCACGTCGTCAAACGACATCCTGCATACGTCCTCCAGACGCTGACCTGTTACCAAGGCCAGTTCCATCGCATTCGCTACCCACTGACGACTTTTGTGGCTTCTCGCTTCGGCCAGAATAGCTCGATACGTATCGAGCGTCAGGCGACTGCGTTTCACCTCTACCTTCGGCTTATATGTCACCTCGACAGGGTTCTTACCAACCTCGATAGCCCCCCGTTCCATGGCCGATCTAAGCACGTCACGCAGACGAGAGCGAATCTTCGTAGCCATTGGTGCGCCGCGAGCCTGTTCACACCGCTCTATAAATTCAGCGACATGGCGCGGGGCAATGTGAACCAGGATCATGCCTCCGATCTCATCGTCTCGTATCGCAGCAAGTTGGGATCTGATCGATCTCATGGTGTTCGGCTTAAGACCTGTCAACCCTTCTTCGTATGTGTCACACCACTTCGAAAGGAGACTATCGCCCCCATCCATGCGAGCGAGCAGGGAAGTATCGCCGCGGCGCCGCTCAATATCAGCGTTCGCAGTCTTCGCCTGAGAAACGGCCGCTTCCTTGTTTCTGCCAAGCCCGAACGTCTCTTTCGTGATCGGGTTGCGAAACCAGAAGTAGCCGTCTTTCTTCTGGTAGAGGTTGGGCGGCAACGTGCGGTTACGCACGCTTCGTGGTCTGGCGGCCATGGATCATCCTATTGATTCGATCTGCTGTTTCATCCACGTACTCGGCGTCAGGTTGGCAAAAGTACCCCCGACCTACCTTCATCGGCCGAGGCAGTATCTTTCCCGAGTGAACCCATCGCATCAGGGTGTTTTGATGCGGCGTGTGGTCTCCGAAAATGGCTGCTGCCCATTCCTTGATCGGTATCAGCTTCGTCGCCATATCCCCATTCCTTGCGTGTGATCTCTAAGATTCGTTGAAGCGCGCTGGTCACGTATTCGCCTTGCAAACAACGGGTTCGGGACCGTAGTACAGACGAAAATGGCCGAGGCCAAGCATCCCGGCGACAGAGAGTGCCGAAACGAAAATACCGACGTAGGCGAAGATCTTCATTTCTGTTCTCCCTCACTAGCAGGGGTGCGGCGACGGAATTCCGTCACATCATCGGGCCACGGTTTGTCGTCTGGGAACTCGTAGTCGTGCGTCACTTCTGTGGGCTTCTCGAGGCCCATCTGCCGCGCGTGAACCCGCGCACGCAGGACTTGCATTGCATGATTCTTGAGCTTGTGGAGTGACGCTTTCCAACCGCCGCTGGCCTCGGCAGTGATGCCAGTCGGCTTGTGGGTGATTCGCACCCATTGCCTCGGGTTACACCATCCGCTCATCGTCTTCCCCTTCTTGTCGTTGCGCGAGGGCGGCGTCAATAGCCTCTTGTGCCGAATCGAACCGGCATCGCGCTAAAAACTCGTCAGTCCGCGAACTTGGCAGAGGTTCATATTCCCACTCACCGCTCTTGTTGAGGCAATGGGAGCCTTCAATGACCTTCCATTTATCCGGTCCGCTGCGTTGCGCAGTGCGAATGACCGCTACGCCCGATGCAAGACAATATTCGGAGACTTGCACGCCATCCGGCAGCGCATCCCGCCTATGCGCTTCTCGGGCTTCGAGTTCCGATAGGAGGGTGTCGATGGCGGTGGCGGCCATAGCGAAATCTTGCGCCGTCTCAAACATCTTGCATTCTCTGCACTGTTCATCAGCGTCACGAAGGTGTGCCGCCAGCGTTTTCATATTCGAGATGTCGATCATGCTTTCACTCCAATTCGTGCCAAGTTTCGGATCGCGAATTGGATCATCGACTTCCTCCAACCTCGCTCGAAAGGGCGCGGGCACATTTCACCGTCATCCCACTGATCTCCACATCCCGCACAAATCATTCGGGCGCCATACCACTCGTAGTAGCTCACGAACATGCGCCGCATGCGCTGACATGTCGGACAGAAATTGCACTGACAGCTTTCCTCGAAAGGCTTGGGTGCATGGATGTGGATCATCCCTTCTCTCCATTGGGGGCGGTCTTGAGCTTCTGGAAATGTTCCCGAATCGTCCAGATCTGATCGCTAGACAGTTCTCCGGTCAACTTCCTCACGTCCCAAAGCGCCAAGCAAAGTTCATCGATGATCTCCTCCCTGTCGGGCGTGGTGCGGCGGCCGGCTTGGAAGGCAGCGAAGGCGAAGCGAGGCCAGTCTTTCTCGACCAGTTCTGCTCCATCATCGGGGCGCCATTCGGTTGCAACCCAATTCACAAACTCTTCTCTCTCAGTCACGTTGTGGCTCCTTGTTGAGGCCGAATGAAGCGTGCATTGCGCTCTTTCTCAAGAATGTCAAGGACCTGTTGCGTCACCTCAGCCCATTTTCGATGCTTTTCGGCACATTCTTTGCAAACTCCGTAAAGGGTTCCGAATGGCCCAGGCGACGAATGGAAGCACGATCCCAAGCGATACCATCCGCCGCAGTTCGGGCACTGTTGCGCAGCGCGAACGCGAGTGTCATCGATGATCTTCACGGCTTGCTCCGGGTGAGGGCGTAGACGATGCGAGTATGGTGCGTCAAATCGAAATCATCCTTTTCCACATCGCGCCATAGCTCATTTCCGTCTCCGATCTGGTAGATCGGCTCCCCGAAAACCTTCCCCAGAACGGCGGCTTCGATGGCGGCAGCAAGGTCAACGAACCGCTGCGTCGACAGCTTGTCCCGGTCGTTGTTCTCCTTAAGCGTCTTGCGGACGATCTTGAGGATCTGGTCGCGCGAAAGAATCGGTTCAGTCATTGTCCTTCTCCTGCGCGGGCGGCGCGGCTTCAAGAGCACAACCCCACGAGTGCGAGCCGATACCACTGGCGCGCATCATTGGCTGCGTGATCACCTTCGGCACGAGCACATAGCCAGCCGGAATCGCTGTTGCCTCTTGCCCCGCTGCCGCTGCTGGCTGCGATGCTGCCGCGCGGGCCGAAAGCATAGCGGCCATGCCGGCCTCATATCCGTCAGAGAAAGCGGATTGGTCGTATGACGAAATCTCGCGGTACTTCCCGGCCTCAATGCGCCATGCACAAATGGCATCGCTCATGTTGAGAAGCGCCATGCTCACCGCCTGCTCGTCTTGCGCAACAAGATGCGGGATCAATGACAGCGGCGCATCCAAATGCACGTCTGCCAGCGCTGCCGCTGCGGGCCGCGATGCTGCCGCGCGGGCTTGCCGGAATGCGGCGCGGGAAAAAGTCATGGCTTGGTTCCACCCATCCTTGAAGGCCCTATGTTTTTCTGTGTTCGATGACGCATGCGTATAGCGACCAGCTTCCAGCGCTGCGGCCAGCGCAGCCCGTTCGTCTTTCGGCACTGCATTTTCGATCTCGACTTCCACACCGAGCACGTCTTGAAGAAAATTGACGGCTTGCGACGTGGTGCATTCGACGCCATGAGCGTCCGGAGCGCGCCAATACGTGAAGCCGTGATCGAGCGCCTTCTGCTGCCAATCTTCTCGTTTCGCCACTGCCGGCGCTGCCGCTGCATCTGCGGAGGGAGGATGCGGGGCGCGTTTGAATATGCACCGCAAGAATCGAGCACAAGTATCGGCATCGCCAACAAATAGCGACTCAAATTTGTCCATTTGATCCGGTGAAAGACATTCGCATGCAGCCGAAAATAGAAGGTCATGCGAGATGCTATTTTCTGGGTTTGTCATTGATTAATCCTCCGTAGGGGCATCAGGGGCGGCGCAAAACATTGCCTGCCAAGCATCTGTCGTCGTGCCGATCCAATGCCATTGCTCACAACCGGCTTCGATCATTTCTTTCGTTGGAATGTGTGGCACCAGTTTCCACCCTTCCTGCACCGCTCCCGCCACCTCAGTGCGAGGGGTGCGGGAAAGGGCGTCGATTGCGTCGCGGACTACTTCCCATGCGCCCACATCGTCACGTAGCTTTCCTCGTAACACGCACAGGCGCTTGATGAGGGCATCCGCCCCATTGCCCGTGCCTTCGAGCGGGGCGGAGGGTGCATCACGTTTCTTAGAGATTGCCTCCATACGCGCGTTAAATCCTTGCATGTCTTTTGCAACTGCACGACGCGCAAGTTCGAAGGCGTCAGGTTTGGCCGGCGCTGCTTCGTGCTGCTCGACAGTTGACGTTTCGCGCTTGCACGGCCCAGTGCCGCAGTCTCGCGAGCATTGGATGTCAGCGATTGCGCAAACTCGGACGGCTGCGGGGCTCTTACCAGTATTGCTCATCGTCATCCTCAATCAGTAGTAGTGGCAAAAAGTCGGGCGCTTTACTAGCCGCCCTAATCACCACGGGGACGGCGTTAAATCGTCTTTGCCTCGATGCGCCTTGTGCTTTCCAAGGTGCGCCATGCCTCAATACGTGCCTGAGCGGCTACCATCCGCCATCTGAGCGTTTCCTCGGCCTCGACGGCGGCTTTAAGGGCATGCAGCGTCTGCACATATTCGGCGCTAGCGTAGGCGTCCCTCTCTTGTCCGGCAGTCGTCTTCTGTCCGCCGCATTCTGCTTCTTTCATCAACATGGCTTTATGACTTTTTCGCCATTCTTCCAGATAGACGCGTTCAGCCCGAGCCTTCGCCAATGCCGGTGCGTTATCGCGAATCCAATCGAGCGCACGGAAGATGTTGAGGTCCGATTCTTCACTCATTTCACGTCGAGCCTTTGTCCACGTTCCATATGTGCGCCGGGCACTTCATAGCCGTCCTTGATGGCCTGAGCGATCAGTTTCTTGTCGGGAGCGGGCGGCGGCGGAAGCGGGTCGGTCAGGTAGTCTTGCGGAATCTGCTTCTCGTCGTCGATCACGACTGCCGGCGGATTGTCGCGGATTGCGATCTTGAACAACGGGCATTCGATTTTCGTGATGCCGGCGAAGATCATGCTGTCCATGACATACTGCTTGATGCGCGTCGCTCGCGCCTCGTATGCCTTTCGGCGTTCAGCCATTGCTTTCTCGGCCGCTTTGATCTGCTCGGCAGTCGCTTCGAGGTTGCGAACCAGCATGATCGTGTTCGTTGCTTTGGCTTCGAGATCGCCGGAAAGCGATTCCAACGTGTCTGAAATGGTCTGATCGTCTAGCTCCATTTCTGCCAGCTTGTCGGCGGCGTCCTTATACTCGCCAGCCAGAGCGTAGAGGGTGATAGCGGTCATGATGTAACCTCTTCCAGTTCAAGTTTTCGGGCGTCTTTCGCTTCATTTATGATCTCTTCTGCAACCGTGTCGCGAACCGCATGCGCCGCCTTGTATGCGCTTGCGTGAAGAGATTTGAGGGAATTCATATCGGGAGCTTTCTTGATAGCCTCGACATGGGTTTTCAAGGAAGAAGCTGCCAATCCTTTGTGAGGTGTTTCTACCTGAGGATTTTCCTCACCGTCGCCTTCTTCAGGCCCATGAAGATCACCCTTGTGCCACAGATCAAGCGCAGCACCGAAGCGCATCGCGGCATTTCGCAGTGCATCACCGATCCGCTCCTTCGTGGCGTCGGGCCCGGTCTTCCCTTGCGCATCGCCATACCCCAGACGAGTCACACCGCAGACGGTCAGGCGAATCCACATGCCGCCGTCACGATCCAGCAAGGGCAATCCATCGGGGCCAAGTGCCAGCGGCTCCCAAGACCAGTTTTCGTCGCATTCAAGCAGCCGGTCGGTGAGGGCGGCATGCCCGACATAGCTCAGATGGACAGCAGGAAGGCCGTGCCAGCCGCCGCACTCGCTACACTTCCCCTTCGGGGAATCCCGCTTGTAGGGTTTGGGGAGGAGGCTTATCTGATGTTCTGGGAATGGCTCCCGCAGCCTTTGCAATCCGGTTTTCTTCTCGCTCACGATTCTTTCTCCGATCCATCAAGGCAGGTCAACCCAAGTTTTCAAATTCGCGATCATCCTGACCATGCTGCAATCAATGCCAAATTCCTTGGCGATGCTCTTCACAGACTCGCCGTTCTGTTCCTTGGTCCGAATTGCCATCACATACGAGGGGCTTAATTTCTTGGCGCGGCTTACTCGCATTGCCGAAGTTCGCGCTTCGGTGTGCCATCTCCCCTTGATTGCGCAATCCAGCATGTTGTCCGATCGAGTACCAATCTCAAGGTGATTCGGGTTGATGCATTTCGGGTTGTCGCACTTATGGAGAACATGAAGATCTCCTGGCGATACCCCTGTAGCCAACTCATAGACAACACGGTGAGCCCACCTATGCGTACCTGAGTACCAAATCTTCACGTACCCGTTTTCTTGAATCGGTCCAAGCCATTCACGGCAACTAGTCGGGGAGAGTTGCGTCCTGCTCAGCAGGAAGTTCAGCAGCTCCACTCCATCGATCTTGGTTTTTCTTCGAGGCATTTTTGTCCCTCATTTGCTCGTTTGCTTCCAATGCTTCTCGGATTTCCAGTTCTTCCTGCGCCTGTTGCGCCATCCAGTAATCCGGTCCGTCGTCTGTCATGTCTGCCCCCACTGCGCAACAGGCTGATCGATATATGCCGGATCAGCGGGTAGAACCAGCCAGAACACGAACAGCACAATCCAGCCGGCGAAGACCTTGGTGAGGTCGTGGGTGAGGATCTTCTTCATGCGTCGTCTCCGCTTATCGCGTAACTACGGAAGTCCTCACTGCCAGTCTCGATGTGTTCGAGATTGCCTAGCCCATTGGTCTTGAACATGCCTTTCGGCAGAAACACGCGGTCGAATTCGCCGTGCCACGACCCGTTACCAGTCGATGATCCATCTCGGAATTTCGACGGTGCGCATGCACTGCACAGCTTCATTCCTTTTCGATCTTCGATTCCAGTCCAGACATACACGTCGTGATCGCGGCCCAGTAGTGCCCCAGCGCCGTGTTTTCGCAGCACCCGCAGTGCTCGCATTGGTACAAGCTCATACTGACCTCGCAATAACGTCGCCAAACTGAACCGTGAGAGACACCACGATCAACACGCAGCAGATCGCGGCAAGACCTGCGTAAGCGCGACCGCACGCACGGATAAGCAGATCGTTGTCGTCTACCTTGCGGATGCTTTGGAGTGGGGCGCGCATCATGCCTCCTCACGCATCAGATCATCGATATCTCGGCCTTCTTCGTCGTACCAATCTACCCAGCCCGGCTCACCCTCCCCAGCATCGTCGACATACTCGGAAAGGCCGCCAGCATTGCAGTAATCCGGCTTCACGTTGTTTTCGTACTGGAACAGGTCATATGCGGCCAGCACCGTAAGAATCTTCTTTGCTTCCTCAATGCTGGCAACCGGGACCGTGAAGGCCTTCATCGGTACTTGAGGAATCCACCAAACTTGCAATGCACTCATCTCACTCTCCCGTCCTAACCGGCGCTTCCTTACGCCCTGCCTTTATCAGCGCAGCGTCGAGGTCTATGCGGACGCCGGGGGTCAGCAGCGGCTGTCCGTTGCTTCGCGCAAAGTCGTCATCGGCGGCGATCATTTCCAAGACCAGCAATGCATCAACTTGGGCATCGTCTTCTCGAGCCACTTCCGCGCGTTCCAACTTGGCGATTCGCCAGAAGTTCGCTGCGCGTTGCTCGGCCGTCAGCCAGCCCTCCTGCAACCCCGCGATGAGCGTCCATTCAGTGCCAGTAACGCTGCGCATCTTCACGCGAGACAAGCCTAGTACAGCCGGCTCTGGAGGACCGGCGAAGCAAAGCGGGTTACCATCGTTCGGCTCAGTGAGAAGCCAATCGGCAAGCTGTTTCACAGCTTTCGTCATGACATCTTCTCCCATCCTTTTCTTAATCTGAGGAACGAACCCATCGCCTTTCAGGGCTTCGCGGATTTCTTCAATATCTCGGCGATTGCCGTCGGTGATCTTCATGTAATCCCTCTGGGTGGTGTCAGTTACCTTCGTGAATCCGGGCGGCCCACCGGCATGCGCCCTCGAAAGTCGAGAATCGCAGTATTAATGGCGGCCAAAGAGCGCGGACCTTCCAATAGCCGTGTTGCTTAAACAGGTGCGGTCGCATATCAACTCCTTCGCAATGCTTACTGCTCTGTAGGGAGAGGGCCGGTGCTGATCTCTGGCATCTGAGTAGCTTTTCACTCTGCCTACCGCAACCCTTCTCAGTCTGGGCAGTCATAGCGCATCAGCCTGCGCATTCCTCTCCCTACAAAACAGTCAGCACCAGATCATCCACTTCGCATCCCAAGGGATCGTCTCGTTGTGGTCCTTGATTCGATGCCCGTTCGAACAGACGTATTCGATGACCAGCATCATTGCGTACTGGAGCGGGATGAAGGTGGTCACATATCCGGTGCGCATGATCTATCTCTCGTCAAAATTGATGGCTTCGGCAAGCTCGAGATCGGACTCCGTACAGCAATGCGTCTCACGCGCGCTGTACACCGTCCGTTGCTCGCGCCGGATGCTCATGATCTCCAGCGCTGCCTCGTGCGAGGAAAACGAACCGATCCACCGGGATCCGGCGTACATCGTGCCGTTGTTGATCGTGAGTTCCTGGTACCAGTCCATTTCAGTTCTCCCGTTCTCGGAGCATGGCGTCGGCAACCGCATATGAGTCAGATGCAATATCGGCCATGTCGTGGTTGATACTTTCCTCACGCGCGCAATATCCTTGCATCGCCTTCGCCGCGAAGTAGTCGCGGAGTGTCATTCCCGTCGCGACATTGCATTCAGTGCTGGGCTCGACGAAAGGAAACGCCGGGCCGCCATTTTTGGCTTCGTTCATCTCACACCTCCATCCGATCGCGCACAGACTGCTCCGCGATCTGGTCGTTAATCGTCACGCTTCGATTGCCAGAAGCGATTGGATCTGCGCGTCAATCTGCGTGACACGCATTTGGAATTCCGCCTTGATCCGCTCTTTCTCGGCCTTGAGCCTTTCAACCATCTCGGGGCGCGGATCGAAATCGTCCGGGACCTCAAGCGAAAGCGTTTCAGGCCGAACTGTGACAAAGCTTTCACCGTTGGGCTCGTAATCCTTGAAGCTGAAATACGGGTTGTCGCCGCAGCGGGCTTCATGCTCGTAGCACCCGTAGACGATGAATCCCTTGATCTCGATTTTCATGTCAGTCCTCTTCCGTTTCTTCGTCAGACTCTTCGTCCACTTCGGGCTCGTCATCGGGTAGATCGCGAGTCAGCCAGTCGTCATACCCGATCCATTTGTCGACGAGCCGCATGATCAACCCCGACCCATACCACCCGAAGCAGCGCCACGACCACCGCGGCCACCGACCGAGCCAGCACTCCCGCTATGACCACCCACAGCCTGGTGATCCTGCGTATTCCAGACTCCACCCACGCCAATCGTCGTGACCGGTTGGGACGTACACGCCACAAGGGCGATCAGAAGTAGTGCGGCGGCGTATTTCATGGCTATCCCCTAGACGAACATATAGAGCGCGTCGTACTCGCCATCGAACCAGACATGGCACGCTGCGAGTTGCTTGATGTGATCCGGCGTCGCGACCTTGGAAAGCTCGTCAAGATCGACATCAAGCCAGATTTGGTCGTGCTCGGCGGCGCTCACCATGTCTCGAGTGCCGGGAAGCAATTGGTTGAGCAAGATGAACGCGTGAAGATCAGGACGGCTGCTCAGCTTGGGTTCGATGTCCTCGAACTTCGGCGTTTCGTCCTCGTACTTTGCGTACTCTTCTCCGATTTCGATCATGGTCTTTCTCCTGTAGCGGGAGCGGTTAGGCGTCCTTGTGCAAGCCGAGCACGCCACGGTCTCTCATGATTTTTGCGAGGGTAACCAGCCAGTGACCGCATACGCAGGGAAGCAACGTGCGTTCGATTTCTTTATCGCTGGTGTTGGTAGCCTTCTCGGCGAGCATTCGACCAATAAGCACATCGCCGTATCGACCGATGAACGCATCAGCGTTGCCCTCAATCTCGTCCTTTCGGGTCGGGTCGATGTTCACACCAGAACTCCAGCAGCCAACATGTTTTGCAGGTTTTCTTTGTGGGCTTTGCAGAAATCAAGGTGCTGTTGCATGTCGGCCGGACGCAAGGACGCGTCGCGCGGCTCTTCCTTCGCAATGAATCGGTCGCAGTCCGCGATGGCGCTCTTGATCTTGCTGATGTGATAGGCGGTCAGTTTGCTCATCGTCGTTCCCCTTCGTGGTTGCGTTGTTCGTCTGTCGTGACGTTGAATCTAGCTTAGGTGGACCTAAAGGTAACGTCAAGAATTATTTTAGGCGGGGCTTATACTGAGGACGAAAAAAAGCCCGCCGAAGCGGGCTGCTGATGGGCGGTGTGAGCTAGATTCCGCGTCCCATACCTCCGGAGGCTGCGCTGCGCCCTCCGCGCGCGCCGGCCGTGCCGCTCGAACCGCTGCCGTCACCAGCCGCCTGATGGTCTTGAGTGTTCCAAATGCCGCCGACCCCGATCGTTGGCGGTGTAGAAGTACCTGTAGTGCATGCTGCCAAGATAAGGCAGGCCCCGATGATGATTGGTCTCATGATTTTCTCGTGGGTATTTTGATCTCGGACAGGATATCCGCGACCTGGATGATGTGCTCCACTATGAAAGAAAAATCCTCGTAGAATTTTTGATAGTCGTCTGGCTCGATATTTCCCCGTCGAGCCTTCCGATATTCGTCAAGTCTTGTTACCTCTGGACTTGCTTGGAGATTTTGCATGTCTGGTAACCCCTGGCCGAAGGTTGCGAAGGCGTTCCGCCGCCTTTCTCAAATCATGGGAAGACGGAACATTCCTACCGTATGAATGTTCTTCCGCTCCCGGAAGATAGGGTAAACCCGATAGTGCTCCTAGAGTCTTCCCAATTTCCGTATGAAGAAATTGCAACTTCATGATTAGTTGATTCATTTCTTGCAAAACGTTTGCATCGGGAATTTTTTCATTAGTGTTTTCGATACCCCCATCTGGGCGCATCGTGCCGCTCTCATAAAGAATCCACTCCGGCCGCACATTCAGTAGGCGGCATGCCTTCATCAGATGCGTCGCTTTGATGTCCTGCGCCGGCTTGATCGAGGCCGCGGCCACCCATCCCGCGACTGAGGGTGCGGACACCCCCACGTCTGCGGCGAATCGGTTGACGTTGCCTTCGTAGATGCTGTCGGCCAGAGCCTTGGCCATTCGCTGATTCCATGTGTTCATTAGTCCAGCCTAACGCATTTTGTTTTAGGCAAACCTTGCGTTCCAGCTTAGGTTGACCTAAAATTTGGCATGTACCTTGAGGACTCGCTATGCAACATGATCCGAACATCGTTATCGACGGGCTGGGCGGCACAACGGCCGTCGCCAAGATCTGCGACTGCAAGCCCCCGTCTGTCCATCAATGGCGTACGGACGGCATCCCGAAGTACCGCATGCAATTCTTGCGGCTGGCTTTCCCGGAGTTCTTCGCTGAGCTCGACAAGAAGCAAGAAGCTGCCGTTTAACCGTTTCATCTTTTCGTAAGGCGTCGTTAGGACGCCTTAAATTTCGTCCCGGATCAACTGGTGATTCAAGCGGTTATCCGATGAAATTTTTCTAAGAAGGGCAGAAAAATGAACAACTTACCGCTGCTGGGAGGCGCGGTTAATGGGCCTAGCTTCTTGCCCGTTGACGAAGTGGCGAAATGCCTGACGTACCGCGAGATCGTGCGCCTGTCATGGGCGCATCGCCGGGTGAAGGGCATGACGCAAAGGACGTTAGCCGAGCTGATCGGCTGCTATCCGTCTCACGTATCGGACTACCTGCAATCGGACGACAAGCCGGCGCGCCGGGATCTCCCGGCCCAACGCCTCGGTGAATGGGCGTCTGCGGTGGGTAACTGGGGCGTACAGCAGTGGCTCAACCGTCAGGCCAACTTGACGATCATGGAAGAAGTCATCGCGCAGAGGGCGGCATGAGTATAAAGGCGGGCGATCTTGCAATCATAGTGCGGAGCAGAACGAGCCTCGGCCGGAAATTCATCGGGTCGATTGTCGAGGTGGTATGCGTGGCCCCGCTGGCTGAATTCCAGTTGCCGGATGGGCATCAGCATGTTGCCGGCGATCCCGGTGATTGGGTAGTCAAAGCGATCGGCATGCGGTTCGTTGTCCCTATGTCGAATGGCAGCATTCGGCAAAGCCTCTATGCGGTGGGCCACGAGTCATGCCTTCGCCCGATCAGCGGCCTCCCCATCACCGACGACATCAAAGATGAGGTGACGGCATGAAGAAGTTCCGAGTGGGCGCCTATTCCTCGTCGATCGAAGAGAGGGAAGTCTCGAAGGAAACTGCATCGACGGTGACATGGATTGACCGTTGGAGAGATCAAGCAGTCGAGAGAAAGGAACGCAAAGTCACAACCATGCATCGGTGGTTCGAAACGTGGGCCGATGCAAAAGCATGGCTTATTGAAAGAGCTGAACTGGACGTCATCAGTGCTCGGCGGAAGCTCAAACAGGCAAATGCGCGTCTCGGTAACGCAAAAAGCTTGAAAGCTCCTTCGGAGGCAGCATGACACCCCTTCTCGGAGCATGTATCGCATGGGGCGCCTTGTTCATCGGGCTGCTCGGATTGCTTGGTTGGTTGACGCGGGGGAAGTCATGAGCACCTTTGCTTGGTCTGAACGGATGATCGGACGTGCGATCGCTACTCAGACCTTCCAGAAGAAGTATCTGGTTGTCGTCCCGAACTGCAATTTTACGGGATACGAGGCTGATCTTCTGGCGGTTACAAATAACCTTCGGTTGATCGATGTCGAGATAAAAATCAGTCGATCTGATCTGAAGGCGGATGCCGCTAAGGATAAGTGGGTACATCGAACCTTCGCTGGCTATGGCCCCGAAGAGAGGGTGGAGAAAGACGGTCGTTTAATCAGTATCCGCCGCCCCTCCATCTGGGATCAAGTTCGTCTGGAATGGCCCCGCAGCATCTGGAAGCACTATTACGCGCTCCCCGCTGAAATCTGGATGGATTCGCTTTTCGAAACGCTCGGAAGCCCCGCATCTGGCGTCCTTTTGCTGAAGCAAGGGCGCACAGGGCTGGAGGTGAAAGTGGCCAGGAAAGCGAAACCGAATAAGGATGCGCAGCCGATTTCCGCGCCGACTGCCGTCAATCTCGCGCGCCTCGCCAGTCTGCGTATGTGGGAATCGTATGCGCAACTTGACGCGATGCGAGCACGGGAGGCCGCATGAACTGGCTCACTGACGGCTTCCTCTGCGGCTTCTTCGGCATGCTGTTTGTTGGCCTGCCGTATCTGATTGGATCGGGCGAATTCTAGTGTACGCGTACTACCACCACATCGGTGATTACCGGAAAGACACAGCCCACCTGTCGCTGGTGGAGCATGGGATCTACCGGCAGTTGCTCGATACGTACTACCTCGATGAGAGGCCTCTGACGCTCGATCATGCGAAGCTCATGCGATCGCATTCCGTTCGCAGTGCAGATGAAGTGCAGGCATTCGAAAACGTATTGCAGGACTTCTTTGTGCGCACCGAAGAGGGGTATGTGCACAAGCGGTGTGAGAGTGAAATTGCGCAGTTCAAGGCCAAGTCTGACAGTGCATCGAAGTCCGCAAAGGCACGCTGGGCAAAGCATAGAAGCGATGGGAGTGCGGGCGCTATGCGAACGCATACCGAAGGCAATGCTAACCAGCAACCAGTAACCGATAACCATAACCCTTCACCTGCGGTGAAGGGAACGCGCGGATCGCGCTTGCCCAACGACTGGGCCCCTTCAGATGACGACGTTGCTTTCTGCAAAACCGAACGCCCCGATCTCGACTGGAGGCAAGTTGCTGCGGAGTTTCGCGACTACTGGACGGCAAAGAGCGGGAAGGATGCGGCGAAAACGAAATGGGACGCCACGTGGCGGAACTGGGTGAGGCGGCAGAGGGCAGCTTCCGGCCGAAGTCCTCCCAACTTTTTCGATGAGCGCGCAGCAGTGATTGCAGGACTGACCGGAGCAACGAATGAGCACGACGACAGAACCATCGATGTATGAACGCCCTGAGAAGCCAGATTGGCCCCTGAACGCCATTCCGCGTCCGTGGGTCGAGAAGCTTTTCCGGATGATGCTGTCGACCTACGGCGCGAAGTTCGCGGATCTCTGGCGAGGCATCAACCTTGATGACGTGAAGCGATCGTGGGGAATCGAGCTGAACAAGCTTTCTCCGGAGCAGTTAAAGGCGGGCATGGAAAACCTGATGGCACTTCCGAAGGCGCCGAATCTGCCGGAGTTCATCGGGCATTGCCGTGCCGCTCGGGCGGAGCAAGCTGCTGCTGCGGCGCCGAAGCTGGCCGACGAGAAGCGTGCTGACCAAGCCACTGTCGATGCCAACCTGGGTCACATCCGGGCCGCTAGCGCGCGCCTGATGACCAAGGAGCCGACTGCGGAATGGGCTTTCAAGCTCATTATTCGCGGCAAATCGGCCAGCGGTAAGCCGTTGCCTTTCGCTGTCGTTACCTGCGCTACGGACGCGATCACGTCTAGCGCTGGTAAGCGCGTGGGCGATTCATGCGCCGACCCCGAGCTTAAGCGCCAGTATGCCGAGATCCGACAGACCGTCGTTGACGATTATCGGACGCGCGGGAAGCCGCTTTGGGACGTTCGATGAATCGAGTGCTGAAAATGAAGCGCTGCAGAATCTGCGCCCGCGACTTCACGCCGATCTCGAGCATGAGCAAGGTCTGTTCGGTGCCGTGCTCTTTGGAATGGGCGAGGAAGCTATCAGAGAAGAAATGCCTCCAGGAGTCACGAGAAGGGCGCAAAGCGGTCCGCGAGGCACGCAGTAGGGTGAAGACACGTTCCGATCATCTTCGGGAGGCTCAGGCGGCTTTTAACGCTTGGGTCAGAGCAAGGGATGAAGGTCTGCCATGTATTTCATGTGGTAGGCACCACGAAGGCCGCTGGCATGCGGGGCATTACCGCTCGGTCGGATCGGCTCCTGAACTTCGATTTGAGCCGCTGAACGTCCACCTCCAGTGCGCCCCCTGCAACCTGTACCTATCGGGGAACCTGACCGCATACCGCATCAACCTGATCGAGAAAATAGGGCTCGAAAAGGTTCAGTGGCTCGAGACAGCGCATGCACCGTTAAAGCTGACCATCGAGCAGATCGAGCAGATGAAGAAATTCTACCGCGCCGAGGTTCGGCGCATCAAAAAGGAGATGTGAGATGAACAACATGGCCCAAGCTCAATGGCAGGCATCGCTCGGCGCGGCTGGAATCCCTTCAAACGCTCAAATGCAGAAAGAATGGGCGCCCGAGACTATAACGGCAGACACCGTCCGCTCTTTGTTGGAAGCCGCACATCAACACATGGGACTGCTTGAGCAGGAAACGCAGAGGCTCGGGGAATCTCTTTATCCGGTGCGCTCGGCAGTTCCGGCAAATGCCTTTCAAAAGCAGGAGAACTATGACGGCCATCCTGAATGCCTCGAATCCCTCCATGTGTTGATCAGAAAAATCCGTCAGGTAACTGAAAATATTCAGACTCTTACGGCTGAGATTCGTATTTGACGGCCGAGGTTCGGCGGATGAAAAGGGAGACATCATGAGTAAGAAAAGGAAAGCATATCGGCCGCGCCCAGTCAGGCTGAACGCCTGCGCCACTGCGCTTGAGCGGAATCGGGTCATGAAGCAAGCCGTGACGGCGGACTTCACGGACGAGTTGGAGATTGCTGCATTGGCTGCCATCGATGCGGTTGCTCGCGGTCATGGGACGAAGGACCAGTGGGACACGCTGGCCAATTGCCTCAACCACGGCTGGCTGTTGGCAAAGGCTGGGCTCGGTGCTGAGGCACGGGAGACGTTCAATGACGCCCACGAGGCAATGCGCCGGATGGTTCCCGTCTACCACGAGACAAGCGTTCTGGCGTTTCAATCAAAACCCGATCAAGAAAGCGTCGAGTCGGCGATCGCTCTCTGGATCGAGCAATTGAAGATCATCACCATCGGCGAGCTGGCTGGCGCCATGCAGGTCGTTGAAGAGAACTACTGGAAGCATCGGGAGGCATGATGGGCGGTCAAATATGGACAGAGGCGGATGTCGCGAAACTGCGGAGCCTCTTGGAAAGCAACAAGAACTTCGAGCAATGCGCAGCCGAGCTTCCGGGGCGCAGTGCGAAGGCAATCCAGCAATTCGCAATGCGTCATGGCATGGAGAAAGCCGAGCCGTACGAATGGCCCGAAAGGGAAATCGAAATCCTGAAGCGCATCTACGCGTCTCCGAGGGCCATCAAGGAAAGCATGCACCTGTTGCCGGGGCGCAGCTATGTAGCTGCTGCGGCAATGGCCCATAGGCTCGGTTTCCCAGCGAAAGGGAAGCCGTTGAAGGGCAGCACGTCCGTTGTATTCAAGCTCTGCGTCCCCGTCATCCTGGAATTCGGGCCTTTGACGGCCGACGAGCTGGCTATCAAGACTGGTCAGAACGCCCAGACTATCCGCGAAGCCATGCGGCGCAATCACGGGAGAGACTCGAGAATCGGGGGATGGAAGCGCACCACCCCTCATCATTGGGCCGTTCAATGGGCGATCGGCTCGGACCCAGATGTGCCGCGTCCCGAGGCTCTCACTAAATCCGAGCAAAACCGTGCACAAGCGAAGCGGAAGAAGGCACGCAAAGCCAATCCGTTCTTGGTTGCGGCTGGCGAAGTTAAGCCCGTTCTGACGGGCGCAGGGCGCGAGTTCAAGCAGGACATGACTATCCATCTCCACGACGAACTGGAGGCAGCATGAAACACGAGTCGGATCATGCCGCTGTCGGCGGCGACAGCAAGATGGATAAGGGCCGCCTTGAGCGTATCTGGGACGAGGTTCAGGCCATGAACCGGGCAGCGGGCCCGTGGGGAATCTTCGGGAAGCGCAAGGAGGCTTAATGCTGGCGGAAATCGAATTGCGCACACCAATAGCGGGGATCACCATGTACGACGAGATCGACGATGCTCTCTACGCCTGGTACAAATGGGCCGATGGCTATCACGAAGTCCGCGGGCATTCTGGCGCCGATCCGACGTGCCGGGATTTCCGCGCCAGCCGTCAATGGATGGATTACAACGACCTGAACGATTTGGTCGATTACCAGCTCCAGAAGACCAAAGGGGAATTGATTGATCCTCTGATTCAGAAGCTGGGGCTGCGTCATCGGGTCGCCATCAACACCGCAATGCGGAATATGGAATGTGGCGGCAGCGTATGGTCGAGCAACAGGAATCCAGATACGCAGGAGGACGACTATCGAGAAGCCAAGGAATTGCTGCGCCCAAAACTTGCATCTATGGGGCTTGTAAACCGCAAAGAGGTGTAATAGAATCAGAAATTGAAGTGGGCAGAGTCGCGCCCAGAGAAAACCGAACCGAATACCAGAAGTCCGCTAGGCAAGCCGCCAGCGGGCTTTTTGCATTGGAGCCCGTGAAATGGCAAAGCTGAGTTCCGCATCCCGCGACAAGCTGCCGAAAGGCGAGTTCGCGGGCCCTGATCGTTCGTATCCAGTTCCGGACAAGAGTCATGCAGCGAATGCTAAGGCTCGCGCCACTCAAGCCGTGAAGGCTGGTCGCATGTCAGAAGGCGAGAAATCGAAGATCGATGCCAAGGCGAACAAGGTCCTCGGAAAATCGAAGGCTGACCCGAAGAAGGTCGGCGCTCGGCTGGCGACGTACAAAAGCGGGTATTGATCGTGAGCTTTCACCAAGTAATGCATGCAGCTATGCGAGCTAAAGTCTATGAACCGGCGCAGCGCAACAAAGATGGCATGCGCTGGATTCGCCATCGCTTCCCAATCAGGGGCGGCATTTCGGCGCTAGACATCATGCTGCTGAATATGAGCCAGAACAATGCACTGTTCCGCCGCTTGATGGGTGAATAAATGACTGGTCGCCCTTCGTCCTATAGCCAAGAGATCGCAGACCATATCTGCGACGAGTTGGCAGCGGGGAGAAGCCTTCGCGCAATCTGTCGGGAGGATGAAGAGATGCCCGCCGCCTCGACAGTATGTCGATGGTTGGCGCAGATCGATTCCTTTCGCGAACAATACGCGCGCGCGAGGGAGGCTCAGGCGGATGCTCTGTTCGACGAGATCTTGGACATTGCTGATACGCCGCAAGTTGGCCAGAAGAGCGTGAGCAAGGCAGCGGGCCTTGAAATCACTGAAGCTGACATGATCGAGCATCGCCGCCTTCAGGTGGATGCGCGCAAATGGATCGCAGGCAAGTTGGCGCCGAAGAAATATGGCGATAAGGTCGATGTGAACCATGGCGGAGATATTGGCCTAACGGTCAAGATCGTACGGCACGGGGATCCGGATGCCTGAGATCGTCCTGCCGGCGAATGGCTGGATACCACGAAAGCACCAGCGCCGGATTTGGTCGTATCTCGAGAACGGTGGGCGCTATGCATATCAAATCGCGCATCGGCGTTGGGGCAAGGATGATGTGGCGCTGCGATGGACTTCCGTGGCTGCTTTTGAGCGTCCGGGTGCGTATTGGCATTTGCTGCCTGAAGCTGCTCATGCCCGTAAGGCTATTTGGACGGCGGTGAATCCCCACACGGGAATGCGCCGGATCGATGAGGCGTTTCCGGTTGCGCTGCGCAAGACTACGCGCGAGCAGGAAATGTTCATTGAGTTCGTGAACGGCTCGACATGGCAGGTTGGCGGGTCTGATCGTTACAACACGCTTGTCGGCTCGTCGCCCGCTGGCGTGGTCTTCTCCGAGTGGGCACTCGCGAATCCTGCGGCCTGGGCCTATGTCCGTCCGATCCTGCTGGAAAATGGCGGATGGGCGGCCTTTATCACGACGCCGCGGGGCCATAACCATGCGGAACGGATGCTGAAGGCGGCAAGAGAGATGCCCGGTGCATTTGCCGATGTCTCAACGGTGCGAGAAACGGCGATCTTCGCGCCTGAAGCGCTGGAACGTGAGCGCCTATCACTGATCGCTGAGTACGGCCCTGACTTCGGCCAGTCGATCTTCGATCAAGAATATATGTGCAGCTTCGATGCTGCCGTGATGGGGGCGTATTACACCGCTTGGATGGTGCAGGTTCGCGCCGAGAAACGGATTACGGATATTCCGGTCGATCCGAATCTTCCGGTGAACTTTGCCGCAGACCTTGGGCGGACTGACGATACGAGCATCTGGCCGTTTCAGGTGCCATGGCGAGCTGTCCATGTACTCGGCTTCCATTCGAGCCACGGCCATGATGTGGCGTTCTACCTCGACTATATTTGGTCATGGCTTCAGAAGCGGGGCGCGAAGCTCGGCAAGCTCTATCTGCCGCACGATGCTAAGGCCAAGACGCTCGCCAGCATGGGTAAGAGCGTACAGGAGCAGTTCATTGAAGGCGTCGAGAAGGACGGCCGGAAGATTCCCGGTCTCGGCTGGGATCACGTCGAGATCGTGCCTTCGCTGAGCGTTCAGGACGGCATACAGGCGGTTCGGGCAATGTTCCCTCGCGTCTGGTTCGACGCGTCATGCGACAAGGACGATAGCGCGGGCTTCACTGGCATTGACGCGCTATCTCAATACCGCCGCGAATTTGACGACGATCGGAAAGTGTTCCGCGAAATCCCGCTGCACGACTGGTGTTCGAATCCGGCAGACGGATTCCGCTACTTGGCGATCGCAGCGCAAGAGGAAAAGGCATCCAAGCCCCCTCCGCCGCCGCCGAAATACCCGCAAGACCTGACCATCGATCAACTGATCGCCCGCTCGCGTGCGCGCCGGCTGGCAGAGGACGCCTGACATGCAAACTGGCCCGTATAGCATCTACAGTACCGCCGCGGCGATCACGCCCAGCGATACGGCAGCCCAGACCTATCGCGCAATCTATGTTGGCGGGGCAGGGAATGTGGCTGTAAAGACGACTGGCGGGAATACGGTCACGTTCACGGCGCCTCCGGTTGGCACCATTCTGCCCGTCGAGGTTCAGTTAGTTCTCGCCACTGGCACGACTGCCACGCTTCTGATCGGGCTGGCGTAAATGGCTGAACTCGACACCACCGCACTCGCGACGGTCGATACTCCGAAGGACTTCGGCCGCGGTGCCGAGGCGGAATATCGTCGCTGGTCGGTGGAACTCGCCTTGGCGAAGAAGCGCATGAAGGATTGGCGCACGCAGGCGAAAAAAGTCTGGGATATCTATCACGGCAAGAGTGTTCAGCGGAAGAAAAACAGTTTCAATGCCTTGTGGGCGAATACGGAAATCCTCGCGCCCTCGATCTATAACACGCTCCCCACGCCTGACGTGCGGCGGCGTTTTGCGCAGCAGGATCCGCTTGGTAAAACCGTCTCGGAAGTCATGAACCGGTCATTGACGTTCAACGCTGAGACGACCGATTTCGACGCTGAGATCCAGATGGACATTCTGGACATGCTGATCGTCGGCCGCGGCCTCTCGCGCGTGCGGTACGTGCCGGATCTGGTGCAAGTTGGTGATGTGCAGCAAACCGGTATCGAAGCGCAAGAGACGAATCTCGAGCACGAGGCGCAGGAAGGCGAGCAGAACGAGGAACTCGCATGGGAGACGGCGCCGGTCGAGCATGTGAAATGGGATAAGTATTTGTGCGGGCCCGGACGGTCGTTCAAGGAAATCCCATGGTGGGCCTTCGAGCATGATCTGACGCGCGATGAGCTGGTTGACCGGTTCGGCGACGAGATCGGCAATACGATTCCATTGAACGGTGGTCCGGCTGATACGGATGTTGAGCGCGAGCGCATCAACGACGATCAGTCGCTAGCACTGTTCAAGACTGCCAAAGTATGGGAAATCTGGGACAAGGACAGCCGTACGGTGAAATGGCTAGCCGAGGGCTATCCGAATGGCTTGGCGAAGGTCGAAGCGGATCCGCTGAAGCTGCAGCAGTTCTTCCCGTTCCCCAATCCGCTGCGCGCGATCGCAGACTCGGACACATTCGAGCCAACGACGCTGTACGAGCAGTACAAGGAGCAGGCGGAAGAGCTTGATCGCGTCTCGACGCGCATCAACAAGATCATGAGCGGCCTCAAGCTGAGGGCGATCTACGATCCGTCGCTTGGCACGCAGGTTGCAGAGCTGTTCCGCGGGGAAGACAACGATTTAATCCCTGCAGATAGCTCGATCAAGCAGTTGTACGAGGCAGGCGGTATTGCCAGCGCTATCTGGTGGGCGCCGATCGAGCAAGCAGCCAAGGTGCTTGATGTGCTTCGGCAGCAGCGCGAGCAATGCAAGCAGGTCATCTATGAGCTGACCGGCCTCGCGGACATTATGCGCGGGGCTTCTGACCCGTCCGAGACGAAGGGTGCGCAGGATCTCAAGGTCGCATTCGGCATGACGCGCCTTTCGCGCATGCAGCGGGACGTACAGCGATACATCCGTGATCTGTTCGCGCTCCAAGCAGAAATCATGTGCGAACGTTTCCAGATCGACACGCTCAAGCAGATGACGCAGGTTCAATTGCCTACTGACGCTGAGGTGATGAGCCAGATGATGCAGGTTGTTGTGACTGCGAAAATGCAGGGCGCCAACGTCCCGCCTCTGCCGCCGAAGCCCATCACTTGGGAAGACGTGAAAAAGGCCATGTCGGACGACGCCCAACGCACGTTCCGCGTAGACATCGAAACGGATTCGACGATTGCCGCCGCCCAACAAGAAGATGCAAGCGATCTGCAGGCCGTTTTATCGGCAATCGTTGAGCTGGTGAAAGAAGTAGGCCCGATGGTGCAGATAGGCGTATTGCCATTCCCAGCATTCAAGGAACTGCTGCTGATGACGGCGCGCAAATTCCGCATGGGATCAAGCGTCGAGGATGCAATCGACCAGATGCAGCCGCCGAAGCAGGGCCAACCGCCTGTCCAATTGCAGGTGGAGCAGATGCGGCAGGAAGGTAAAAAGCAAGAAATCGCGGCTCAGGTTCAAGCCGATCAGCAGCGCGCGCAAGCAGATGCGCAGGTCGAGTATGCCAAGCAGCATGCTCAAGCATTGCAGGCTCAGCAGGAAAACGCACTCGAAGCGCAGCGCAACCAGTTGCAGGCTCAAAACGAAGCCATGCTCGAACGTATGCGTGTTGAGAGCGATGCCGCACTTGAGCGGATGAAGGCTGAAATGCAGGCGCAAACGCAGCTCATGCTGCAGGCCATGAAGAACCAAAGCGCACTGGAAGTGGCTGAAATCACGACTGGCGCGCAATTGCAGGCGGCTCAGATCAGTGCAGCTAGCGCTGGTTCGGGAGAAGAATGATGCCCCTTTACACATTCCGGTGTCCGCAATGCAAGCGCACCGAAACTGGCTTCCGAAAGATCGCAGATCGCGACCATCTGCCTGTTTGCGAGTGCGCGGGCGAGGATCGCGGCATTTTCCCAATGGCTCGGATCGTGGAAGCGCCCGCAGTCCAGACTGATCTGCCAGGTTATACATCCCCCATCGATGGCCGCTGGATCGAAGGGCGCCGCGCGCGCACTGAAGACCTGAAGCGCAATGGTTGCCGTCCATGGGAAGGCATGGAAACCGAACGGAAAGAGGCGATCAAGCGCGCGGAAGCTGCTGACGCCGAGTTCGGCAAGAAAATCGAGAGCGGAATTGCCGAGGTCTACAACGGCATGAGCACCGATAGCCAACGAGCATTGCAGCAGTTATGAAAACGAACGCACAACAACATACAGCCGCCTTGAGCGGCTTTTTTTACGCCCAAGGAGCCTGAAATGTCGGAAAACGTGACGATCGACGATACCTTGCGAGACACCTACGCGAGCATCATGGGGCGCGGACAAGAGGGGGATTTCGCTCAGGAAACGGAAACTCCGGAGGTTGAGCAGCAAACCACCGAAGAAACTCCGGAGGTTGCGGAAGAAACCACCGAAGTCGAGCCGGAACAACAGGAAGCCGAACAGCAGCAGGAGCCGACGGAGCAAGAGGCCGCAGTTTTCCGGCCGCCATGGAAAAAGGCAGCTTTGGCCGAGTGGGAAAAGCTTCCGGAAATGGCGCGTAAGGAAATCGAGCGGCGCGAGAACGATTTCCACAAGGGCATCGAACAATACAAGGCCGGAGCCCAAGCGGCGCAGGAGTTTGAGCGCGCGGTTCAGCCCTATATGGCGACGATCCAGAGCCTCGGCGTGACGCCGCAGCAGGCAGCTTCGCATCTGATGGGAGTTGACCATCAATTGCGGTATAGCGCCATGCCGCAGAAGGTCGGGGTGCTCCTGCAGATCGCCAATAGCTATGGGATCGATCTGCAGACGCTTGCCAATGGCATCCAAGCCCATGCCGGCGAACAGGTTTGGCAGCAACAAAATCCGGTCGATCCGCGGCTGCACCAACTGCAGCAGCAGGTCGGCCAACTTACTCAACAAATCACCAATACGCAGCAGCAAGCCCAGATGGCCGAAAACTCGGCAATCGAGAGCGACATTGCTGCGTTTGCCGCGGATCCAGATCACGAGCATTTCGGAATTCTTCAGCAAGACATGGCTCTGCTTTTGCAGAACGGTCGCGCGAAGACTCTCGAGGATGCATACGATATGGCTCTTCGGCAGAACCCGCAGACGTACCAGATTTGGCTCGCTCAACAGCAGCAAGAGTGGGACGCACAGCGGAAAGCGAAGGTTGCGAAGGCAAAGCAGGCAGCAGCAAACAACGTTCGGCCCAACGGTCGGGCAAGTGTCGGTCAGCCCTCAAATGCCAACGAAACCATGGAGCAGACGCTCGAGCGCGTGGCGCGCGAGCAAGGCCTCATCAACTGAATTAGGAGCCCATCATGGCATCTCCCGGTCAGTCGAGCCTGTTCAACGCTTTCACCGAACTGGTATCGACCACGTATCGCAATCACAAGAAGACGGTCTCGGACAACGTGTCCAAGCACAACGCCCTCTATCGGCGCATCGCGTCGAAAGGCCGTGTGCGCCTGGAAGACGGCGGTCTGTCGATCGTTTGCCCGCTGGATTACCAAGCGAACTCGACCTATCAGCGCTATAGCGGCTACGATGTGCTGAACATCAACGCCGTTGACGTGCTGACTGCAGCGGAATATCCGTGGCGCCAAGCCGCGGTGAACGTCGCCGCTTCGGGCCTCGAGCTTCGCACGAACTCTGGTGCCCAGCGAATCATCAACTTCACGAAGGCGAAGATCACGAACGCGCAACGCTCGTTTGCCAACGGCCTCTCGTCGGACATCTATTCGGATGGCACGGCTTCGAACCAGATCAACGGTCTGCAAGCCATTGTCGCAGATAGCGGTGTCGGCACGGTCGGCGGCATCAGCGCATCGACATGGGCTTTCTGGCAGAACATCGTCCAGTCGGCTGCGGCTCCGCTTCAAGGCGGCGGCGCAATCACCCCGAGCGCGACCACGATCGAATCGCTGATGCTCCCGCTCTGGATCAAGCTGACGCGTGGCACGGACACGCCGGACATGATCGTCATGTCTGACGACTACTTCGCGTTCTACGAGCAATCGCAGACTTCGCTGAAGCGCTACGCGCCGGAAGACAACGGCCAAGGCGGTATGGTGTCGATGAAGTACAAGAACGCCGATGTCTTCTTCGACAGCTCGGGCGGCATTCCGGGTCAGCACGCGTATTTCCTTAATACGGATTTCCTCGAAATGGTCGTCCATCGCGACGCCAACATGGATATGCCGGAGGAACTGCGCAGCGTGAACCAGGATGCTGTCGTGATGCCGATCCTGTGGCAAGGGAACTTGGTCTGCTCGGCCCGGTTCCTTCAAGGCGTCCTCAAGGCGTAAGGAGAACGACATGACCACCGCAGCAACTCAGTATCCCCTCATCGGCTCGCAGCCGGTGGGGAACTTCTTCACGCCGGACAACATCCAGCGTCATCCGCTCGGCGCGCAAATCTCGTTCGACGATCCCTATTGGGGTGGTGGCGATGCGATGTATCTCGCCATTCCCACTTCGACCGCGCTGAAGGTTGGCGAAGTCGTGGTTTGGGACGGGACGAACAAGATCGTCGATGTTCCGAACACGGCAAACCTCGGTATGCCGGTAGCGCTGGCCCTGAACGCCAACAACTCGGATGCCAACAACGTTCAATATGGCTGGTTCCTGATCTCGGGCCAAGGTGTCGCTCTGTCCACGGCAAGTGTTGCCGCCGCGGCTCAGATCGGCATTGCAGCTGCTGGCAAGCTGGGTGCAGTTTCGGCCGGTAAGCAGATCCTGAATTGCCGCGTCGAAATTGCGGCAACCACGACTGTCGTCAAGGCGAGCACGCAGACTACCAACGGTTCGCCGTTGCTGCGCGTTTCGAACTCTGACGGTTGGTTCGTTGGCGCCGCACTCAGCGGCACGGGCATTCCGGCCTCTACGTCGGTCGGCGCAATCTCGGCTGACGGTCGTACGGTGACGATGGTGCAGACCGGCACGACTACGGCGCAAAACGCAACCGCAACCGGTTCGGTCTCGGTGACTGGCACGTACAACGACGGCACGAACTTCTGGAACGTGCTGGCGATCAACGCGCCGTTCGCACAAGGCCAGATCACGTAATCCCTGCTGTCTCCTTGGGGGTCCTTTGCGGCGCATTCCTTCGGGTCTGCGCCGCGCTTTTTGGAGGGTTGAGAAATGTCGGATGAAGTGAAAGAAGATACAGCGCCGTCCAGCACGGAGCCGGTGCAAGCCGTGGAACAGCCGGGGGAGCAGTCCGCCGTTGCGTCGGATGCGGCCGCGTCATCTCCCGCCGAATCGGCCTCTGTAATGCCTGTCTACACCGACGCTGGATCGTCGCAACCCGTCGCAAGTTCGCCCGTTGAATCGATCAAGTTGACTCCGGAAGAATCGGTGCATTTTGAGAGCGTCATGGCAGATCCGCCGCAGCCAAATGAGGCATTGCAACAGGTATTGGCTAGCGCTTCGCTCACATTCGAACAACGCGTCGAACAGCGATTCTTGCAGGTGGAAGCATTCATCGTGAAGCTTCCGTATTCGATCGCACATGCGCTCCATCAAGGAAGCGGCAGCGTCGAAGAACTGGCCCAACGGGCTATCGCACATCTGTTCGGCAAAGACCAATAACCGATCAATCCAAGGAGAATGTCATGGAAAACCTGATGCTGCAGCAAAAAGGTAGTCGCCCTCACATTCGCTTCGAGACGCGTCCGATCGAAGACCGCGCCGCATCCATTGAAGCGGGCCGGAAGGTCTATGTCGATATCGATTGGGTAATCATCACGCCCCCGGGTGGGAAGGACGTTCGCGAAGACCATGCAGAAGCGTGGCTCGCGAAGATCAAGGCTCAGTCCGAAGTCGGCCAATATGACTTCGAGTGGGTTGACGCCTTCAAGAAAATGTACGCGATGTACAAGGAAGGCAAGGAAATGCCGGAAAACGGCACGCCGTTGCGCATGTGCACGACGCTGTTTTCGCCGGCAGAGATCGCGAACTGCCTCGGCGTCAACATTCGCACGCTCGAGGATCTGGCCGGCGCAACTGAAGAAGCGCTGGGGCGCCTCGGAATGGGCGCTCGTGCGCTGAAAACGCGGGCCCAGACTGCATTGAATACTGGCGAAGGGAAAGAAGCAGCAATGCGCGTCGAGGCTCTCGAAGTCGAGAATACATCGCTGAAAGAACGCGTCGCTGATCTGACTGCGGTCGTCAACGAACTCAAAGATCAGATGGCAACCATGATGCCGCTTGAGCAGCGTCGTGGCCCCGGTCGGCCGCCGAAACAGGAAGGAGCGTAACGTGCAGAAATACCAGAACAATATCATTTTGAGCCCCGGTGGCATCGCGGTCCCGAATGCTAGCGTTCTGGTGACCAACTATCCCAGCGGAACGCCCGCCACTATCTATTCCGATAATGGATCGACGGTGACGGCCAATCCGCTCACGACTGACCAGAATGGCGCATTTGGCTTTTATGCGGCCGATGGTCACTATCAATTGCAGATCAGCGGGAATATCTATGGGAACGCTATCACCCCGGTAACGGTGAATGACGTTTTGCTGGTTGATGTCCTCCCCGCTGATCTCTCCACTTCATTGCCCGCAGGTTCCGGCCAGCTCTGGAACAATGGCGGCGCCATCTCGGTTTCCTGACATGCTCAAACGAATCCTAATTGCGGCCATCATGTGGCCGCTGATGGCGCTCGCCGGTACATATCCTAGTCCCACCTTCCAGAATTTGACGGTTCTCGGGACATTTACGGCTTCAGGGAATGTTGGACTTCCCAGCTTAGCTGCGCAGGCGGCCAATACGGTCGTAGCGAACGTCACGGCTTCGAGTGCGTCCCCGACTGCCGTTGCGCTGCCGAGTTGTAGCGCTACGGGGAGTGCGCTCGGTTATACGAGCGGAACTGGCTTTACGTGCTTCACTGGTTACGCACCACTCGCTTCCCCGACGTTCACTGGCACGCCTGCGGCACCAACTGCCACGACCAATACCAACACGACTCAGATTGCGACGACTGCATTTGTGGAAGGTGAGTTCGCCAATCCGCCATCAGGCGGTTTCGGTAGCACGACACGCCGCCCGGTGTTAGCTACGACGATCAGCGCGAATAGCACTATCACCCCATCTAGTACGGCGGGCATTGTCGGCACGGCGACGAACGACAATGCGAATGCGGGGAGCATAGGGGAGTTTTTATCTTCCACGATTTTAGTTGGATCTGCGGTTTCGTTGACAAATGGTGTCAATGCCAACGTCACTTCACTATCCCTTACTGCAGGAGATTGGGACGTATGGGGTTCTGTGTCGTTTAACCCTGGCGGTACGACCGTAACAAACTATGTATATGGATGGATAAGTACCGTTTCGGCTACGAATCCTACGCCGCCCCAATCAGGGATGACTACGGTATCAACTTCCGGAGCGGCATTTTCGTTAGCCATCCCCCCGCAGAGGTTCAGCATAGCGTCTACGACCACCGTCTATCTTGAGGCCCAATCAGGGTTTAGCACTTCAACCCAGGCTGCATATGGATTCATCTTTGCTAGGAGACGGAGATGAGTTCGTACGTCGAATCACCGGCAACTGTCATTAAAGCGGTCTTCCAGGGACTTTCTTCTCCTGGATCAGTTTCTGTACAAGGGCTGCAAGTAGGCGACGCAATCATCAAGATTATTCCAAATGGATTTGAGCTCGGATTTGAAGAAGTTGTTTCAGTGGCTGGACAAGTTCAGCAGACAACTCTTCTTGATTGGTCGTCCGTTCAGTTCACATTCTATTTGTTGAGGGGCGTCTGATGCCTATCGTCGTCCAAGGCCAAACAGGCTCCGTCTCGTGCCTTTATCTGATTCAAGATGTGGCGCAGCGTCTGAACATTCCGTCTCCTTCGGTCGTCGCCACATCGACCGATCCGGCGATTCTTCAGCTTCTCGCACTTTCAAATAAGGAAGGCGAATGGCTGGCGAATAAGAACTGGCAGGCACTGACTCAGGAAGCGACGTTTACGACTTCGGCGCAGGAGAATCAAGGCTCACTCTCGTTGATCGCGCCGTACATGAAGAACATCATCAATGACACGATGTGGAACCGCGATTTGCGGCGCCCTGTGTTCGGGCCGATGACGGCGCAGCGGTGGGAGCAATTGAAGGCGATGGTGATGCAAGGCCCGTGGAATCAATTCCAGATCCGCGGCGGGAACGTTCTGTTCATACCTATTCCAATGGCTGGTCAGCACATCTGGTTTCAGTACACTTCGCGCAACTGGTGCCAGTCTGCGAGTGGAATGGGGCAAGTCAAGTTTCTGGCCGATACAGATACATTGGTGCTTCGGGATGATCTGTTCAAACTCGGACTCGAATGGCGGTGGCGTAAGGCGAAGGGTCTGGAATACGCTCAGGATTTCGCTGATTACGAAGATTTCATGCAAGACTGTCTCGCAACTGATGGGACGAAGGATGTCATCAATATGGGCGATGTGAAGTACGACATCTATCCGGGGATCTTGGTGCCGTCCGGGAGCTGGTCGTAATGATGCGCCGACCAGTCGTCGCTCCGCGGCGCGGCCAAGCATCGCGGACGGCTAGCGTTTCTGCGCCGATCGGTGGGTGGAATGCACGCGATTCTATTGCTCAGATGCCACCTGAAGATGCGGTTATCTTGACGAACTGGTTTCCCACGCCATCAAATGTAGTCCTGCGCCAAGGCTCCACAGACTGGTCCACCGGCCTCGGGAATCAGGTTAATTCGCTGATGCCATACAACCCGGCCGGTGGGCCTGGAAAGCTATTTGCTGCGGCGGGTGGCTCAGTTTTCGATGTGACTAACAGTGGTGCCGTAGGGGCCGCAGTCATTTCTTCGCTCTCGAGCGACAAATGGAAGTACGCCAACTTCGCGACGAGCGCTGGTCCCTTCCTCGGCATGGTGAATGGTTCCGACGGTTATTACGTCTACAATGGCACGACGTGGCAAAAGGTAACATCCGTTTCAGCGCCAATCTCGATCACTGGCGTTGATCCGACAACGCTTTCAGATATTACGATGTTCGCGCAGCGCCTTTTCTTCATCCAGAAAGGCTCGCTGAACGTCTATTACCTGCCAGTGTCGAGCGTTGGTGGCGCGGTCACGTTATTCCCGATGCAATCGCTTTTCCCGCGTGGCGGACAGCTTGTCGCGATGGGGGTATGGACGGTTGATGGCGGGTACGGAATGCAGGACTACCTTTGCTTCGTGACAAGCGAAGGGGAGATTGCGATCTATCAGGGAACCGACCCGTCTCAACCGACTACTTGGTCAAAGGTTGGCGTCTACCAGGTCGGCAATCCGATGGGGAATCGCTGCTTCATGAAATATGGGGGTGATCTTCTCTATATCGGAAAAGATGGCCTTGGCCCGATCTCGAGACTTCTTGCATCGTCTCGCGTGAATACGCAAGTCGATCTTAGCTACAAGATTCAGAACGCCATTTCTGCCGCTACGTCTGCATATGCGACGAATTTTGGTTGGGATCTCGTCCTGCATCCTGTAGCGAATGCCCTAGTCCTGAACGTTCCCGTCGCGTTGGGTCAGCAACAGCAATATGTGATGAATACGATTACGGGAGCGTGGAGCAATTTCACGGGATGGGCAGCGAACTGCTGGGTTCGCTTCAATGATGCGCTCTACTACGGTGGAAATGGGGCTGTAGTTCATGCATGGACAACGGCAAACGATGACAACGGCAATCAGATTGTCGGCGAATCGTTGCCAGCATTTAGCTATTTCGGGACGAACCAACTGAAAGAATGGACGATGGTTCGTCCAATTTTCCAGTCGAGCGGCACCCCTGCTGTAGTGATGGGGCTGAATATCGATTTCGATACGACGGCACCGACTGCTTCTCCGAGTTTTTCTCCCCAAGCTGGGGCGCTTTGGGATCAAGCGCTTTGGGATCAAGCAACGTGGGGTGGGCAGCAGCAGATGATCAAGAATTGGCAAACGATAGCAGGCATTGGTTATGCTGCAGCTGTGCATATGAAGGTCAGTGCGCTTGATATTCCTGTCGCATGGATCAGCACCGACTATCTGATGATGGACGGGGCCGTTCTCTGATGAAACGCATTGTCTGGAGTGAGCGCGAGCGTGTGCTCGATTTTCTGTCGCCCCGTGTAGATGCAGAGCGTTTTGGCCCAGATGCACAAGGAATCGGCCTCGAGACGGATGGCGAGTTAGTAGCTGCAGTCGTCTTTGAGGGGAAGTCTGGAGCCAACATACTGATGCATGTCGCATCGAATGGCTCTCGGCATTGGATGACGCCGGCCTATATGGCGGCATGTTTTCGCTATCCCTTCGTCCAGTTGGGATGCAATCGAATCACAGGCCTTGTGCGGGCCGACAACATCGACGCGCAGCGTTTCGATGAGCACTTGGGGTTCAAGCGTGAAGGACAACTCCGCGCGGCTTGCACCGATGGAATGGACTTGATCGTCTACGGCATGCTGAAAAGCGAGTGCCGTTTCATCGAAGGCAAATACCATGCGGCACTATTGGCTGACATCCGACGCGCCGGACTTGCCCGCTAACGCGTTCAAGCGCGGGCTCGGCCGGAACCGTCCGGCAACTCTAGAAGGCGGCAAAGGCGGTGATGCGCCGCCGCCCCCCGATCCGTGGCAGACGGCCGCGGCCACGACCTTCACGAACCAACAGTCGGCGGCCTATAACAAGGCGCTGAATCTAAACAACTACACGAATCCGTTTGGTTCGCAGCAATCGACACAGGTCGGCAAAGACCCGAATACCGGCGCCCCGATCTACAATACATCAATCACCGCAAATCCGCAGCTTCAGGGGATGTTGACAGGATTGTTGGGGATGTCTGGGAACGTTGGCGGGATAAATACTAATGCTCTGAGCGGATTGTCTGGCCTTGGGGCACAATACCAGGGATTAAATGATTCTTTATCTGCCCTTCGATCATCGATTAGCCCGCAAGCGGCTCAGCAAGCCCAGCAACAAGGTCAAAACGCGGCATATGCTGCGCAGTCTCAATACCTAGATCCCCAATTTTCGCAATCGAAAACGGCTCTTGACGCCCAGCTCGCGAACCAAGGATTGACGCAAGGTTCAGAGGCATACAACAATGCTCAGAACAACTTTGCTCTCCAGAAGCAACGTGCCTATAGCGATGCAGCGAATCAATCGATTCTGACCGGCTCTCAGATTGGGACGCAGAATCTACAGAATCAGTTGGCGAACCTACAATCTCAGTCCGGGCTACTCGGAATGATGGGCCAGAACCTAGGACAGCAGGCCGGCCTATACGGTCAGCAAGTTGGGATTGGTCAGACTCCATTTTCCAACCTGCAAACGATCGCGCAGATGATCCCTGGTTATTCGGGAACCGGTCAATCCGCAGCCGCGCCGGCCGATATCGCTGGATATATGAACAATGCATACCAAGGACAACTCGCTAACCATAACGCCGATGTTTCAAGCTCAAATGCCACAACGAGTGCTCTCGGTGGTCTGGCAAGCGCCGCAGTTATCGGCGGCATGATGATGTTCTAATGAAAAATTCAGAAAAGCTGTTGAATGTCGTGCGCGATGTAATGGCTCAATGGCCATGCGCCGACTTGAATAATCGGAATGTCTTCCTGAGCAACCTCGTTTTCATGCATCGCATAATCATCGCCAGTGAGCCTTTGCTCGAGGAAGCGATGGCTCATGCCAAAGGCGCATTGCGCGCTTATCTTGCCAATCATCTCGAGGAAGAACGTCGCCATGATGAATGGCTGGCCGAAGATCTTGCTTCGATTGGAATTGATGTCGCAAATTGCCAATTCCCGTCAGAGGCAGTAGCGGCGGCGGGAGCGCAATATTACCTGATCCGGCATGTTGATCCGTGTGCGTTGCTCGGCTATATGGCCGTTCTTGAATGCTTCCCGATGCCGACGGATCGGCTAGAGAAACTCGAAGAAGTTCACGGCAAACAGCTTTGCCGGACCCTTCGGCACCATGCTGAACATGATGTTAGTCATGCTGCTGATCTCTTGGCGCAAGTCGATTTGCTCAATGATCGACAGTTCGCGCTCGTAGCACAAAACGCAGTCCAAACGGCCATCTACATAGGATCGGCCATTTCCAAGTTCGAGGTGCAATGATGGCCGGAGCAAGCCCGTTTGTGCTGCCTCAGTTCCAAGGCAGCCTCTATGATCTGCAGCGGCAGCAAGCGCTTGCCAATGCCCTAATGGAACGATCGCTGACGCCGCAGCAAGTTGCGCCCGGAGCTGCAGTAGGCCCGTACCAAGTGCAGGCCCGCATGTCGCCCTTGGTGCCGATTTCGCAGCTCGGACAAGCTCTTTTGTCCGCGAAAATGGGCAGTCAGGCGGGGCAAGGTCTCAATGATCTCGGACAGCAACAATGGGGCGCGTTGACAAGCATGCTCGGGGGGGGGGCTGGCATGCAATCCCCACAGCTCAACCCCGGTTCCGCAGACGCAAGCGGGGCCGGGGCTAACGCCGTTGCTGGGAATGTTGGGGGGGATGGGAGTACAGCCGCAAATGCAGGCGGACCAGCCGTCACTGGCAACGCTTCTGGGGTTGGCGGGGGCAATGGCGGGGTAGGTTCGTCACCGCTTAATCCGCTCGGCATGAATCCCGGCATGGCTGCGATGATGATGATGCAGTCGCCTGACAAGTATTGGGAGAGTCAGGCTGCAGCGTACAAGCCCGCGGATATCGTTCAGCAGATTCGCGCAGCCGGGATCGATCCAGCTAGTCCCCTTGGGCGTCAGATTGCGCAGAACATGCTGGCAAAGACGACTGCTCCCGACTATGCATCTTTCCGCCCGGGCGGTTATGCGCTCAACAAGACAACTGGCCAGATGGAACAGTTGCCTAACGTTCCGGAAGGATTCACTGCTCAACGCGGCGAGAATGGTCAATGGCAGATTGTTCCTGTGCAAGGCTCGCTCCGGGCGATGAGCGATTCTGCAGCAGCAAAAGCTGGTGGCGCAGCGCAATATGAACTCAAGGAAGTTTGGGATCCTAGCGCGAATGGCGGTCAAGGCGGCTACGTTCAGCAGAGCGTTTCCAATGTCGCGAATGCTGCGAATGGTGGGGGCATGCGGGGAGTTCCGAATAGCAGTCTGGCAGGGATTTTCGCTCAGCAAGAAACGAGCGGGGGAAAGACCGATCCGAACAATCCGTTTCAGATTCAGCGTCCGACGTTCGATCGTTTCGCGCAACCAGGCGAATCATGGAATAACGTTGCAGACCGCAACGCAGTTGCGCAGCGGATGCTCACGAAATTCAATCAAGATTATGGCGGCGATCTCGGTCGTATTGCTACAGCATATTTCTCTGGCGAGGGGAATGTTGCGCCGGCTGGCAGCCCGACTCCTTTCCTGCGTAATGTGTCCGATCGAAATGGGAAGTCCGTTGCTTCGTATGTGGGTGACATTCTAGGACGCGCAGGCGGTGGATCACCACAATCCGGCCCAATGGCTTCGCAACCTCAGGCAGGTTACACGAAAGGCCAAGAGGACCTGCAGGGCGATCTGACTAAGAAGTGGGGTTCGCTGAACGAGGCGAATTCTCAAGCACAGAACACGATTTCGTACCTGCAAAACATCCACGATCTGGCGTCTAAGGCAGCTCTAGGTCAGCAGTCGGACAAACTGAATTACATCAATGGATTGTTGTCGTTGGCTGGAAGCGAGAAAGCGACCAATATGGTCACCGCAAACAATTTGCTCGACAAGTACAGCAATCAGATCGTCGCTCGTCTCGGCACAGGTGGCCTTGGTACTGATTCTGCTCGAGCGATTCTGCAGTCGGCATATCCGAATGCCCACATGACGAAGGGCGCCATTGATGAGGCCGTGCAAAATCTCGTGGGTGCCAGTCAGATGACGCAGGCAAAAGCGCGTCTGTTGCAGGGCGATTACAATTCGCGCAATCCGCAAGCGTACAACCAGAAGGAAATGGTATTCGACCAAAACGCGGATCCGCGCATCTGGCAATACAAAAACATCTCAGACCCGAATGCCCGGAAAGCCTTCGCAAAAGAAGTGCTGCAGCAAGATCCTAATTTCGGTGCAAAGATCAAAGCTCTAGAGAGCATTGGAGCGCTGTAATGGCAAGCCTAGCCGATCAGTTCGCAGCAGATGCTGGTACAGCTAGCGGGAAAGGTGCCTCTCTTTCGGCGCAATTTGCCGCTGACGCAACAGCCGCCCCTGCTCCTGCCGCAACTCCCGCTCCGACTCAGCATGCGTCTATGCTGGAACAGTTGGGGCACCAGCTTGGCCTTACTGCGCGTGCTGGGGCTACCGGGATTACTGCGCTTCCAGCGATGATGGGCGATGCGCTGAACTCCGGTGTAAATCTCGGCATCCGCGGCATCAATGCAGTAGCAGACTCGCATATCCCGGAACTTCAAATGCCTTCGCAGGTGATCCAGCGAGGCATGAATTCGGTTGGCCTCCCACAACCGCAGAATCCTACTGAACGGATTGTGCAGAGTGCGGCGGCTGGAATGGCGAGTGTCCCTACGTCGATGGGGATGGGTGGCGTTTTGGCTAAATCCGCCAGCCCGGTAGCGACTGTAGTGGGGAATGGGCTGCGCACTGCTCCTGGCATGCAGATGTTGGGCGCAGCCGGGGCCGGGGCTGGTTCGCAAGGCGCGGCAGAACTGGGCTTGAATCCGTGGTGGCAGCTTGCAGGCGGTGTCCTTGGGGGCGCTGCTGGCGTGGCTGCTGGCTCTGGAATGACGGCGGCAGCTCGGGGTATCGGGAATGCAGTCGGTCGAGCCACTCGGCCACCAATGACTGCTCCTGCTGCGGCTGCCAAAGCAGATATCGGAGTGGATCGCGCGATCAGTGAATTGGGCCCCCAAGGAGGTGCTCAATTCGCCCCGAACGAGATCGATCAGCTCAAACAGGCAGTTGCGCAACAGATCCAGCAGTTCCCAGATGTTAGCCCTGCAGCAGCAGTCCGTGCGCAGGATTTTCGCAATCTCGGGATCCAGCCGACGCTAGGTCAGATTACGCGCGATCCGATGCAGTTTGCCCAAGAGGCAAATATTCGCGGCGTGCAGGGAGTGGGCGATCCACTCACACAACGTTTCAACGCGCAGAATGCTCAGTTGCAAAGCAATCTCTTCGGACTTGCCGGTCGCCCTGCAGATACCTTTGCCGCAGGGAGTCAGCTCCAGCAGACGTTGAAATCGATCGACGATCAGATGGCTGGTCAGGTGCGGTCCGCTTATGAGGCCGCACGGGCATCGAGCGGTAAGAATCTCGATGTCCCGCTGCAGGGGCTGGCTCAGGATTATGCGCAGGTATTGAACGATTTTGGCGATAAGGTTCCCAGCGGTGTGCGCAACAACTTCAACCAGCTTGGGCTGATGACCGGAACGCAGCAAAAGACATTCTCGATCGAGAACGCCGAGAATCTGCTGAAAGTCATCAATGCGAACCAGAGCAATGATCCTGCAACGAATGCGGCACTTGGGCGCCTGCGCACAAGCGTGAAAAGCGCAATTCTCAATGCTGATGATCAAGGCGGCGTTTATGCGGGAGCACGACAACTTGCAGCCCAACGCTTCGCATTACAGGACCAAGTACCAGCGTTAGAGGCGGCTGCTAACGGCTCGGTTGCCCCCGATGATTTCGTGCGCCGCTTCGTGACGAACGGGAAAACAAACGACGTTCTATCTCTTGCCAATCTGCTGCGCGAGCAAAATCGGCCGAGCACACTGCAGGAAATGCGCAACCAGGTCGGAGGCCAGCTTGCACAAGCGGGCTTTGGCGCCAATCCGGCAGGAGATGCAAAGTTCGGGCCGGTCGCCTATGCGAATGCTTTGCGCAACATGGGCGATACGAAACTCAGCGCTTTCTACACGCCAGAAGAAATCGCACAGTTGCATACGATAGGTCGCGTTGGCGGCTACATCAATAGTCACCCGGCAGCAGCTCCGGTCAACACATCGAATACCGCATCAGCCATCTTTGGCCTTATGGGTAAGGGTGTCGAGGCGGTTCCGTATGTAGGGAAGTTGATCCAAGGCGCTCAGAATCGTGCTTTCGTGCAACGTGCCTTGGCAGCATCTCTGGCAAATGCTCAGGGCGCGCCGACAGCTAGCTACCCGGCACCAGCCAATGCTTTAGCGGCGGCGCTGCTTCGCGCGCAAGCGCCGAATGGCGGAAACGGTTCCCCATAATACGTGATAGATCGCGATGGTTCCAAGAGGGGCCAACGCGATGATAGCTAGGTTGAGATTCATGTTTGAACCCTCAAAAGGTCGCCTCGAGCGGCCTTTTTCATTTGCAGGAGCCTAATTATGCCCCGGAACGGAAGCGGCACCTATTCTTTGCCGGCTGGGAACCCTGTAGTCACCGGTACGACCATTTCATCGTCTGGCTGGGCGAATCCGACCTTGGCCGATATCGCCGCAGCGATCACGGCATCAATCGCGGTAGATGGCCAGACGGTGCCTACGGCGAATCTGCCGATGGGGAACTTCCGTCACCTAAATGTCGCGAACGGCCAGAATACAAACGAATATGCAACCATAGGGCAGATTCAGGCTGCAGGTTTGGCGCTCTTGGGGGGGGCAACTGTTGGGCCTATGTCTTTAACTGGACTTACCGTAAGTGGTACATCGGCTACTATCGGCACCGGCCAAAATGCAGAAATTGATGCAATTTTAACTAATTCCAATACATCTGGGGCAATTTTCATTAATACATCAGGAGTAATGGGATTTTATGATAGAACTCGCGGCGCTATCAGATGGCAGTCAGATACTTTTGCAAATTTTTCTTCCACAGGAAATATAAGCAGCAGCGCTGCTATTTCTGCAAGTGGGAATATTTCAAGTGGCGGTAATATTACGGCCACAGGAAATATTACAGCTACAGGGACAATTAGCGGCTCAAACCTTACCGGCACGTCCGACGAACGCCTGAAAGAAGACTGGCAGCCGATGGATCGTGATTTCCTAATCCGAATGTCGAAAGTATTGCATGGAACTTTCTCGTGGAAGACTGATGGAACTCGGAGTGCAGGCGTCGGCGCCGCTTCTTTACGCGAAGCGTTCCCGGAAGCTGTTCATGAAGACGCGCGCGGGATGCTTTCGGCGGCCTACGGACATGCGGCGCTGGTAACGGTCATCGAACTCATTCCGATTGTTCTGCGGCTACTCGAAGCGCATGGAGAAACGCCATGACTCTGCCCGCATCTTTCCCGATGTCCATGTCGCAGATTGCCACTGAGCTAGGGCTATCTCTGCCGCTATCCATCAACCACGCATGGGTCATTGCACTCGCCGGCAAATCAGGACTTCCTGTCAGTTTCAGTGATCTGCTTGGCAAGACTGGACGATATGATGGCAATAATGCAGTAGGAGGTGTGAATCCTGCCAATATTTCACTAAATAATCCCTTCTTCGGCGGAACACTTTCTGCGATGAACCAAAGCACGACGAACGGCAATATGACTCTTTCCTTCTCGGTTGCTCCAAATTGGTCTGGAAATATTTTCGCTAAGAACAATACTACTGGCGCTAGCGCGATTCTCGCCATGCAGAACTCAACTACATGGTCTGTAAATGGCGCCAGCGGAAATATTTTGGCGCTTCGAGAAGGTTTCACCGACAGTTTCACCATTCTTCCATCCAACTAACGATAATCGGGGATCCCATGAACACTCACCAATCGATCATTTTATCGATGTTGCCGCCGTGGGTAGGAGTCGGATTGGCTCATTTGGTCGATACCATCACGTTGCAGAATATCGCCACAGTGGCGTCGATCGCATATTGCTGTGTCGGCGTCTTTGTCATGCTGAGGAAAAAATGAACTGGCTCGAGATGGCAATAGACCTTGCCAAACAATTCGAGGGGTGCGAGCTAAAAGCCTATCCCGATCCTGCTAAAGGCTGGCTCGTCCCGACGATTGGGTATGGCGCTACCGGCTATGGCATCAACCGCGACACGGTATGGACGCAGGATCAGGCCGACTCGGATCTCGTCAATCGGATGCGCACTATCGGCAGCCAACTCAATACGCTCGTGAAGGTACCAATGACGGATGAACAGAAGGGCGCGTTGGCTGATTTCGCCTACAACCTCGGACTGACGGCGCTTTCGAATTCGACGCTTCTGCGTCTCTTCAATTCTGGCGATGCACAAGCCGCTTCTGGTGAATTCGGAAAATGGATCCATGCCGGAGGCGTGACGCTTCCGGGTCTTGTGAAACGCCGTGATGCGGAACGCGCCTTGTTTTTGCTGGGGAGTTGATATGGACTGGTCTACCGTAAAAGGCGCAATCGGCACTATCGCGCCGTGGATTGCAGGAACCCTCGGGACGCCTGTTGCTGGCGTCGCTGTCAAAGCTCTTTGCGATGTTCTTGGTTTGTCGCCAGACAAGGCTAGTCCGGACAATGTGACCGCGGCTCTCGCGGGCGCCACTCCTGAACAACTTCTGGCGTTGAAGGCAGCGGATCAGAAGCATCAGGAATTCATGGCCCAACTCGGATACAGTCATATCGAATCCCTGCAAGAGATCGCGGCCAACGACCGCAGCAATGCGCGCAACCGAGAGATCCAGGTCAAGGACCGGACGCCCGCGCATCTTGCCTACATCATCATTGGCGGCTTTTTTGGCGTGGCGATCGCCCAGCTAGTTGCCCTGATGGGGTGGCCCGATGAAGCCGCCAAGATTCCACCTCAAGGCTGGGTGATCATCGGCAACATTAGTGGCTATCTCGCGGCCGAGGCCAAAGCAGCCGCCTCTTACTACTTCGGGTCGTCTAGCGGCAGCGATGAGAAAACGCGCCTTCTTGCGAAGGCTCAGCCCGTCGAGGATCCACAATGACCAAGATTGGCCGCTACCTCCTGAACTTCGCCATCTGGATCGATGAGGGCATTAACACCATCTTCGGCGGTTCCCCGAACGAGACAGTCAGTGAGCGCGCTGCAAAGGCTCGCAACGCTGGGCGCAAGTGGGGATGCGTTCTCTGCCGTGCGCTGAACTGGATCAACCCCGGTCATTGCGACAACGCTCTGGCATCGACCATCGGGGATGATGCGGTAATCGCAGATGGGAAGTGA